AGGGGGACGGGCTGGGGCCAGGGGTGGGGTATACGTTATACGTATATGTACAAATACACACACGGGGTAAAACGTTTTGTGTTCACTAAATGTTACAGTATGTAGAATAAGTACGAATAGGGGTTGACACGTATTACGAAATATGTATAACTGTATAAGTAGTAGTAGTAGTAATACTTTAAAGTAATTACATAATAAAGTAATAACTACTAAATAGTAATAACATATACAAGTAATAAATAAGATAAGTAGCTACTGGATAGTATTACTTAGTAGTTATAGTGATTTATGTAATTACATTGAATTAGTTATTGACAGTATGTTTAACTTAGTTTACTATAATATGTATAGATACTACTAACCTATGTAATAAAGTGTAGGAAGTAGTTACTATTAAGTATTACTAGGGCTTCTGTAATAACTATAATTGTTACTCCATGTCTCCTCTCTCCTCTTTGTAGTTACATTGGAGTTCTAGTAATACTACTTTTCTTTCCACAACTTAACATTAGTACTTGACTTAAATGAAAAAACACATACAACTATACCCAAGTGAGTCCGTATTAGAGGACTTCTATGCTGCTCTTGTATCCAAGAACAACAAAGCTTTACTAAAGATACACATACCTAAGTCTGATGTATTTTACGTTAGGGCTGCTATTGAAGCAGATACTGGAGTTAAGTATACCTTAGATCATGTAGAGAGAGCTATGTACTTAGAAGGTATGATAGATAAGCGTGACGTACTAGAACCTGACAGGAAGAGAGACTACGCTGATGGCCCATCGTGATTACAAGAAAGAACGAGCTAACTATGATGGTACACCTAAAGTCATGGCTAAGAACCGTGCCCGTAAGAAAGCTAGACACCTGTTAGAGAAGCAAGGTAAGGTTAAGCCGTTTGACGGTAAGGATGTAGACCACAAGAATGGCAATGCGTTAGATAATAGACCTAGTAACTTACGTGTTCAGAAGGCTAGTAAAAATAGAAGTATACCTCGTAATAGCAAAGCAGGAAAGCGATAACAGCTATGGAGAACCTTAAGTTACCAGTAGCACTTGTAGCCGCTATGGGTGCACAGCTTGCGGGAGGTGTCTGGTGGGTATCACAACAAGCCTCTACTATATCAAGCTTAGAAGAGACTGTATCGCAGTTAGGTAGTCGTATGGCTATTGAGGATAACGTTAATCTTAAGCGTGATGTACAAGATAACATGGATTACATTGAGAGTGCATTTGAAGAAATAGATGAACTATGGGAAGAAGCTGATTCATTGAGTAAGACTATATCCCGTATTACTGAGTTACAGCAGCGTGTAGCTTTAGCTGAGAAGACTTTAGAGTATTATGGGCGTGAGATTATGGATAGAAAGGGGGGCTAACTAATGGCAGGTAAATCTATTCCTAAGACTACCAAAGGTAAAGGTGCTAACTACCGCCCTACTTCTAAAGGTGCAGGTATGAGTAAAGATGGTGTAGCCGCTCATAGAAAAGCTAACCCTGGTAGTAAACTTAAGACTGCTGTAACAGGTAAAGTTAAGGCGGGTAGTGCAGCAGCTAAAAGGCGTAAGTCTTATTGTGCTAGAAGTGCTGGTCAAATGAAGGACTTTCCCAAGGCAGCTAAAGATCCTAACTCACGGCTAAGACAAGCCCGTAAACGATGGAAGTGTAAATAATGGTAGTAAATGCAGCGAATAACTATACTAAACCAACAATGCGTAAGAAACTTGTAGCTTCTGTAAAGGCTAGTAGTAAGGGTGGTAAACCTGGTCAGTGGTCTGCACGTAAAGCTCAGGCAGTAGCTAAACAATATAAAGCAAAGGGTGGCGGTTACAAATGATAAAATACTTAAAGAGATTACTATGTGCATTACTGAATAAGAAGTGTAGCCCAAAGTGCGACTGCTGTTAAAGTGGCTGGACTAGCTAAATCACAGAAGAGCTTAAAAGCTTGGGGTAAACAAAAGTGGGGTACTAAGAGTGGAAAGCCCAGCGCTAAAACTGGTGAGCGTTATTTACCTGCTAAGGCTATCAAGTCTCTTACTCCTGCTGAGTACGCCGCTACAACCAGAGCTAAGCGAAAAGGCACTCAGGCAGGTAAGCAGCATGTGGCTCAACCTAAAAAGATTGCAGCCAAAACCAAAGCCTACAGGGGAGTAAAGAAATGAAGGGCGTAAAGCATTATACTACTGACGGTAAAGAGTGGAAGGGTAAGACCCATAAGCACCCTGACGGTAAAGTTATGACAGGGACCACTATGACAAAGGGTTCTAAGAAAGTTGTACATTTTAAAGATCTAAGTAAAACAGTTAAATCTAAGCTAAAGAAATAGGAGCGAGACACAATGAATTACGGAAGTAAGAAACCTAAGAAGAGTATGTATAGCATGGGCGGTTCTGTAAAGAAAGGCATGTATAACATGGGCGGTTCTGTAATTAATGCAGGTCCATCAAAAGTAAATGGTGACTACAACCCAGTAGCTGCTGACATGCAGCGCCAAGGTATGCAAATGGGTAACGCTATGAAAGACGGTGGCTTAATTACTCCTCCAAACAAGGGTGCAGCATCACTACCTAAAAAAGTACGTAATAAGATGGGCTTTATGAATAAGGGTGGCCTTATGTGCGGTGCATCTAACCCTCCATCAAAGAAACGGACTTAATAAATGTTTAACAGTAAAGAAAAAGAATTAAACGCTGCAGGTTATACTATTGCAGACGGACAAGTACTAGACGCTAGTGGTGGCCCTGTAGCTGGTGAAGCTGCGTATGGTGACGTATGGTATGCTGATGAGCACGTAGAAGCTATTATGTCTGGTGAAGTCATGCCTAGTCTAACTACTAGTACAGCAGGTACAAAGTCTAATGAAGAGATGGTTACAGTAACTGAAGAGACTACTATAGTAGATTCAGCAGATAAGCCAGAAGCAGAAGACTATGAAGTAGAAGTAGTACGTGCTCGTAATGACAAAGGACAACTTGTAGGCGATGACCCTAATACTCCTGATGTTAATGAAGCGTGGACTACAAAGATTAAGAAGAAGATTACAGGTAAGAAATCCTAATGGTTGAACTAGCTTCATATAAAACTACAACTGAAGCTATTACAGTATCTTCTACTACTGCAGGTGCTGCAGCTAATGTTCTGTACACTTGCCCGTTAAACCACAATGCAACTATAGATGCGCTTATGTTTAGTAATAATAATGCAAATGCTAAGAAGGTAAACGTACAGCTTTTTCATAAGGAAGCGGGGTCGTATAAACATATACTAAAAGCACACTCTATTGCAGCTAATAGTACCTACAACTTATTAAACAACAGTCACTTACACTTACACTCAGGTGATATAGTAGTAGTACACGGCGAGACTACCAATACCATAGAAGCTACTATATCTGTACGTGAAAGGTATAACCCCAATAGGTAGCGGGTATGACTAAACTGTAGCTACTAAAAGTATGTATTTTGAGTATAACTGTCCTTGGTAACAAAGAGTTACCTACAACAAAAGGACAAAGTTATGAAACACATTAAGAAGTACTTAAAAGCATTACTAGCAGCAATACAAAAGAACCAACAACAAAGAGCAGATCATTGGATGCTTTCCAATATGTCTGATAGAGATCTTAAAGACGTTGGTATCACTCGTGGACAAATAAACGGTATTATCTATAGCAGCAAAGAGCGAGAAAAGCACGAGTATCGTCAGTATATGCAAGATATGTACAGAACACGTATTACACATTAGTCTGTATAATAAAATTAAGAGGCTGTTATGGACCCCATTAGTTGCGTAGCTCTTGCTACTGGTGCATTTAAAACTATTAAATCTGCCATTTCTACAGGGAAAGACCTGCAGGATATGGGTAGGGGTTTAGCAACTTGGGGTAAAGCCTGTTCTGACTTCCGTCAGATAGAAGACAGGCAGAAGAATCCACCTTGGTGGCAGAAGACGTTTAAAGGTTCTGATGAAGAAGAAGCTATTCTTATATGGAACCAGAAGCGTAAGATGGATGAAATGCGTGAGGCTATACGCTCAGAGATAAGCTTTGTATATGGACCTAGTGCTTGGGAAGAAGTTTTACGTATTGAGGCAGATCAACGCAAGAGAAGAAAAGAAGAAGCCTACGCAAAGCAGCTATTTATTGATAACTGCATTAACTGGGCGGTAGGCTTAGTATCTTTAGTCTTAGGCGGCGCTTTACTAGGTGCTCTTTTCTGGCTTGTAGGTAAAGCTAGAGGCCAGTGGTAACATAATAATAGGAAGTATATAACATGGCACGTAACTTAACAGATAACCAAAGGCGTTTCTTAGAGGTTCTCTTTGAGGAAGCTCAAGGTGATGCTGTACAAGCTAAGAAACTAGCAGGTTATAATGATACTACTGCTACCCGTACTATTATAGAATCTCTTAAAGATGAAATAGGGGAAGCTACACGTACCTACTTCGCACAAGTAGCTCCTAAAGCTGCTATGTCTATGGTAGGTGCTTTGTATGATCCTACAGAATTAGGCATCCGTGATAAAATATCTGCTGCTAAGGACTTGCTTGATCGTGCAGGATTAGGTAAGGTAGATAGATTAGACGTATCCTCAACAGGCGGCGGTGTATTCTACCTGCCACCCAAAGAAGGGTCCAATGAATAAGAAGTGTAAACGTGAAACTAAAGATAGCAGAAGATATAGGTTACTGGGAACTACCTAAACCACCTAAAGGTAAAGAAAAAGAGTGGCATACAGTAGTAAGATTAGGCAATACTAACAAGGGCATACCCTACGGATACAAGGTTTGCTACGATAATGATGCACTTTTAGAGCCAATACCACACGAATTAGAAGCATTAGAGCTTGCAAAGCGTCATTTAAAGCAGTATAGTTACGCAGATGTTTGTTTATGGCTAGAAAAGCAGACAGGCAGACCCGTTACACAGCAAGCGCTAAGAAGAAGAGTAGATATTGACCTCAAACGTAAAAAAGCAACTACAGCTAAGCGGTTCCTTGCCAAGCGGCTCGAAAAAATCCTCAAGGAAATCGAAACGCTTGAAACAAACCGTATCGGAGCCTATAGTACCTACGAAGAAAGTGAAGAAGACAGTACCTGCGACAGTACTACCACCACAGTATGACGTAGAAGTAGCACAAGATGTCGTTTTTAAGCCTAACCCTGGTCCTCAGACTGACTTTCTAAGCTCTAGTGAAAAAGAAGTACTATATGGAGGCAGTGCTGGTGGTGGAAAGAGCTACGCCATGCTTGCAGACCCTCTGCATGGCTTAGGTGACCCTAATTTTAGTGGTTTGCTGGTACGACACACTACAGAAGAGCTACGAGAGCTAATACAGAAGAGTCAAGAGCTATATCCTAAAGCAATACCAGGTATAAAGTGGTCAGAACGTAAGTCACAGTGGGTTAGCCCTAGAGGCGGTAGACTTTGGATGTCCTACTTGGACAAAGACATGGATGTTACCCGCTACCAAGGACAGGCGTTTAACTGGATAGGCTTTGATGAGCTAACTCAGTGGAGTTCAAATTACGCTTGGGACTATATGAGGTCACGTTTGAGATCTGCACATAGTAAAGACCTAGGTTTGTACATGAGAGCCACAACTAACCCAGGTGGAAACGGCCATGCTTGGGTTAAGAAGATGTTTATTGACCCTGGACCTCGTAATGAGCCATTCTGGGCTACTAATATAGAAACAGGGGATACTATTACGTTCCCTAAAGGCCATAGCAGAGAGGGTGAACCTCTATTTAAACGTAGATTCATCCCTGCAAGCCTATTTGATAACCCTTATTTGTCGCAGGGTGGTGAGTATGAAGCAATGCTACTCTCACTCCCTGATCACCAGAGAAAACAACTACTTGAAGGTAACTGGGATGTAAACGAAGGAGCCGCTTTTCCTGAGTTTAACAGAGCTATACACGTTATAGACCCCTTCACTATACCTAAGTCTTGGGCTAGATTCAGAGCTTGTGACTATGGGTACGGAAGTTACACAGGTGTTGTTTGGATAGCTGTATCACCAGATGAGCAGCTTATCGTGTACAGAGAACTTTATTGTAGTAAAGTAACAGCAACAGACCTAGCGGATATGATACTTGAAGCAGAGGCTGATGATGGTACAATAAGGTACGGCGTACTTGACTCTTCCCTGTGGCACAAACGCGGGGATACTGGCCCGTCATTAGCAGAACAAATGAACATGAAGGGTTGTCGTTGGAGACCTTCTGACCGTTCTCGTGGCTCAAGAGTTGCTGGTAAAAATGAGTTACATCGCCGTCTGCAGGTAGATGAGTTTACAGAGCAACCACGCTTAGTATTCATGTCTACCTGCACCAATCTATTAGCGCAGATGCCTTCAATACCTTTAGATAAGAGAAACCCTGAAGATGTTGATACAAATGCAGAAGACCACTTGTACGATGCTTTACGGTATGGTATAATGACTAGACCAAGAAGTTCCCTATGGGATTTTAACCCTGCAACACAAAGGTCTGGCTTTCAAGCGTCAGACCCAACATTCGGATATTAAATTATGGCAGAAATAGATGACCTTTCATTTGAGACTGATGACGTAATTGCTGCAGAGGGCCAAGATGACAAACTTCTTGAGTCCAGTAGCGGCATCGTCGCATTTGTTAATCAAAGATTTAAACGAGCAGAGGATGCTAGACTAGGAGATGAGGAAAGGTGGTTACGTGCTTATAGAAACTATCGTGGTCTTTACGGATCAGACGTGCAATTCACATCTAGTGAAAAGTCTAGGGTATTTATTAAGGTCACTAAAACAAAAACTCTGGCAGCTTATGGACAGATTATTGACGTACTATTCGGAAATAATAAGTTTCCGCTTTCTATAGACCCATCTGTATTACCTGATGGTGTTGCTGAGTCTGTTCACATTAATGTAGACCCTAACGCAGAGGCTGGTGCGTCTGCACTAAAGGAAGCCTTTACTCAAGAGCCTACTAAGCCTTACTTGATTGGCCCAGACACTAAGCTAGAGCCTGGTGAAACTAGACGTTCCTTAGAGAAACGTTTAGGTGGACTAGAGAGAAAACTAGCACCAGTATCAGATAAACTAATTGAGGGTGACGGTACTACACCTACAAGCGTTACTTTCCATCCTGCTATGGTAGCAGCTAAAAAGATGGAAAAGAAAATACATGATCAGCTAAATGAGTCTGGTGCATCTAAGCATCTACGCAGCATGGCATTTGAGATGGCACTGCTAGGTACAGGTGTTATGAAAGGACCATTTGCTACAGATAAAGAGTATCCTAACTGGAATGATGAAGGCGATTATGAACCAATAGTTAAGACTGTACCTTCTACAGATCATGTATCTATATGGAACTTCTACCCTGACCCTGAAGCGTCAAGCATGGATGATGCAGAGTATGTTGTAGAGCGTCACAAGATGTCACGCACACAACTACGTTCTCTAGCTAATCGCCCTTACTTCATGGAAGATGCTATTGAAACAGCCGTTGCTACTGGCTCTGACTATGAGCGTAAGCATTGGGAACAAAAGATGGAAGACGATGATAGCTCCATTGGTAACTCTGAGCGCTGGGAAGTGTTTGAGTTCTGGGGTTTTGCTGACACAGGTATACTAGAAGAGAACGGTATTAAGATACCCAAAGAGTTGAAAGACTTAAACGAAGTAAACTGTAACATCTGGGTATGTAACGGAGAAGTTATTCGTTGTGTGCTTAATCCATTCAAACCATCACGTATCCCTTACTACTCTGTTCCCTATGAGCATAACCCTTACTCCTTCTTTGGTGTAGGTATTGCTGAGAACATGGATGATACACAGACGCTGATGAATGGCTTTATGCGTATGGCTATTGACAATGCTTCACTAAGTGGCAATCTAATCATTGAAGTAGATGAAACAAACTTGGTTCCAGGCCAAGACTTAACTATGTACCCAGGCAAAGTCCTACGCAGACAAGGTGGCGCTCCTGGTCAAGCCTTGTTTGGCACTAAGTTCCCCAACGTTGCTGGTGAAAACATGCAACTCTTTGATAAGGCACGAGTATTAGCTGATGAGTCTACTGGCTTTCCTTCTTTTGCACATGGTCAGACAGGCGTTAGTGGCGTTGGTCGTACCGCTTCTGGTATTTCTATGCTTATGTCTGCTGCTAACGGCTCTATTCGCTCAGTAGTTAAGAACGTAGATGACTATCTTATTGCCCCTATGGGTAAAGCTTTCTTTGCATTCAACATGCAGTTTGACTTCGATGCAAACATCAAGGGTGACTTAGAAGTTAAGGCATCTGGTACAGAGAGCTTAATGGCTAACGAAGTACGCTCCCAGCGCTTAATGCAGTTCTTACAGGTTGCATCTAACCCAGCACTGGCTCCATTCGCTAAGATGGACTACGTTATTCGTGAGATTGCTAAGAGCATGAACCTTGATCCAGACAAAGTGACTAACTCTATGCAGGACGCTGCTATACAGGCAGAGATACTCAAAGCCTTCCAAGCGCCTCCACAGCCTCCTATGGCTCCTGAAGGTGTTCCAGGTCCTGAAGGTGGTGCTCCTGCTCCACAGGGTGCTCCTGCTGGCGCTCAGGTACAAGACCCTACGGGTGCAGGTGGCGGTACTCTAGGTACAGGCGTTGCCCCTACTCCTGGCGAACAAGGATTTAGTGGCAATGTCGCTTAAGAGCTTTGTAAACAATAAAGTAGAATGGGATGCATTTAACACAGAGCTAGATGATTTGATTTATCAATCCCACAAGAGCATAGAAGGTATCTCAGATACAGTAGAGATATATCGTACACAGGGTTCTATACGAACTTTAAAACAACTTAAGTATTTGAGGGATAAAGTAAATGGACCAAAAGGATAAACCTAAGTACCCTGACGCTGTAGTTGTTGATAAAGAAAATAAAGAGATAGGCTTTAGTCTAGACGGTAGTATCTTCTTAAATGATCAGGGAGAGAATAGTCTTAGGAAAGGCTCCTTTGATATACCTGAAGGAGAAAAGGTATCTACAAAAGAAGGGTCTATGTTTACAAGGTTTAGTCTGGGTAGTGACTTAGATAGTTTTATAATTGATATGAGTAACAAGATAGGCGATAAAGTAGATGTAGATTTAGACTCTGCTGCCTTACGCTATAAAATAGGGGATAACTCTAATATATACATTGAAAACATAGGTTCTGATGCACCAAGCATAGGCTATAGGTTTTCTAAGAGATTTAACGAGGGTGGTTTAAATATGAGTGAAGAAGATCAAATGCAAAACATGCTTACAGACAATCCTGAAGAGGGTGTGGCTGAAACAATAGACCCAGTGTCAGGCAATGATGTACCACCTGGCTCCCTCCCTGCAGAGGTACGTGATGATGTACCTGCACAGCTAAGCGAAGGTGAGTACGTTGTACCTGCTGACGTAGTGCGTTACTTTGGTGTTAAAGTATTTGAAGACATGCGTATGAAAGCTAAGAAAGGTATGTCTGATATGGATGCAGAAGGACGTATTGGTGGTGATCCTATGGAGGAAGAAGCGTTACCCTTTGGTGATGAAGAGCTTATGACTGTAGACACTCCTGAAGACGATACTATGGCTATGATGAACGAGGGTGGCGTAGTGTATGCCTCAAATGGTACTTTAGTAGACTTCCCAGAGTTTGATATACCAAAGGGTGTTGTAGTACCTGGTAGTGGGGCTTCTGGATACGGGATGGACCCTAATAACCCTACTCAAGTATCTATGGGTATGCAGGGTGGATTAAGTGGTACTGGTTACGAATACAAGACTTATTATAATTCTGCAGGTACTACTGTTGTTATACCATTCTTTAATGGCGTACCACAGGCAGCTATACCAGAAGGTTATTCTTCTGATGCTCCTAAAGAAGAAGTACAAGTTAAGTCTGGTAAGAGTAAAAGAGATGGTAGATTATCTTCTTCTATAATGAGAGACCAGAAAAGAGAAAATAAAGTAGACTATAGTACAGTTACGGACCCTGCTGAGTTATCAGATGGTATCCTAAATTATTACAGTAAACCAAGTATGTTAGGTGCAAGTATAGCTTCAAAGATAGGCGGTGGAGCTTTTAGTGGTACTATATCTTCAGAAAGAAAGAGACAATTAGCAGCCTTGCGTAAGGGTGTTAATGGAATGGCAGATGGTGATGCTAAACAACAATTATTAGAGCAACTCAAAAACGATGAAGCTGGAGAAGGTGCAAGAGATCTAGCTGCGGATGAACGTGGGGGTTTCCTTAGTTCACTTGGGGACTTCTTAGGTATTACTGATAATGAGTTTGGTGTACAAGATGATAAGAATGAGCTTAAAAAGCGAACACCTTTAGAATATAAACCAAAAGAAAATGCCAATAACTATTCAGAAAAAGAAACTGATAGATTTGATAAGGCTGTAAGATCAGGTGATGATGACACTATAAGACGATTAAAGGCTATAGGTAAATTACGTGCAAGACAAGATAGATATGCTAAAGAAAACTTAGATGCAGGGCGTAAAGACCCGTCTACTTGGACAAATCCCCCTTCAGGAATGTCATCACATAGTATAAAACAAGCTAGAAAGTTTGGCGGTAGTTTACTTAAAGCCATAGAAGAAGATAGGGTAGAAAAAGGTAAAGGCTTCTTTTCTTCATATACCCCCAAACCTAAAAAACCTACAGGAACGTCTAGGTTTTAGGACCAAGATAAACAAATAAAAAGGATACCCAGCGCTGATGCTGGACCCTATAACAAGGAAACAAACTATGGCAGAAGCCCAAGCACAAGAAACTACTTATATCAAGAACAACCGTAATGCGGAACGTATCGCAAAAGAAGAGGCAGAGCTTATAGAGCTTATGAAGAATCATGTCGGAGAAGAACAAGCAGAACCCAATAGCGAGGCAACTGAGGAAGCCCAAGTTCAGGATGAGAGTGATCCCGAACAAGAAGCTACCCAAGAGGAACCTGAAGCACAGGAAGCAGATGACGCAAGCCTGACGGGTGAAGAGCGTAGCTATAAGAAACGCTATGCAGATATACAGAAGCACTTGGCTAAGAAAGAGTTAGACTTTAAAGACCGCATAGGAAGCCTTGAAGGGCAGCTAAAGAAGGCTGCTAACAATGAGCTAGTACTACCAAAGACAGATCAGGACATTGAAGCTTGGTCTAAGAAGTACCCTGACGTAGCATCTATAGTTGAGGCTATTGCAGATAAGAAAGCGCAAGAGCGCTCTAGTGATTTAGATAGCCGTATGCAGGAGCTAGAAGAGCTACGTGTAACAGCTAAGAAAGAGAAAGCAGAAGCGGAGCTAATGAGCTTCCACCCTGACTTTAAGACTATTCGTAATGATGATGCATTCCATACTTGGGCAGGTGAACAACCTAAGTGGGTACAAGATGCTTTGTATGAGAACCTAGATGACGCTAAGTCTGTGTCTCGTGTGATTGACTTATATAAAGCTGACAACAACATTACTAATAAGAAAGTTAATACTAGCGATAAGGCAGCAGCAAGTTCTGTCAAAGCTAAAACAAGGAATACTCCTGAGACTGACGATACTGCATCCCAGTGGCGTGAATCTCAAGTGAGTAAAATGTCTGCTCGTGAATATGAAAAGCATTCAGATGCTATCATGGAATCAATTCGCAGTGGAAAGTTTGTCTATGATATGAAATAACTGTTGACAAACAGATAATTGTAGATATAACTATCTTTACACAAGCCGAAAAGAACTACCCATTTTATTATAGGACCACGCTAATTAGGGGTTGCGCAACCTCTTACAGTATGATACCCTAAAAAGAACGGCCCTTTGATCGGATATGAATGTGTAACTATAATAACCAGCCATTCATCATCTAAAGGAGAATATAACATGGCTTTTACATCAACAGCAGGGTACGGGAACTTACCAAATGGTAACTTCAGCCCTATCATCTACAGCAAACAGGTACAGCTTGCTTTTCGCAAGAGCGCTGTAGCTAATGCTATTACTAACAATGATTATTTTGGTGAGATCGCAAACCAAGGCGATACCGTTAAAATTATGAAGGAGCCAGAGGTAAGCGTAAAAGCATATACTCGTGGTGCTCAGATCACAGCACAAGATCTTGACGATGAAGATTTTCAGCTTGTGGTAGACAAAAGCAACTACTTTGCTTTCAAGATTGACGATATCGAAGAGGCACATAGCCACATAGATTTCATGCAACTTGCAACGGATCGTGCAGCATACCGTTTAGCTGATCAAATGGACCAAGAATGCCTTGGCTATTTGTCTGGTTACAAACAGACTGCTTTACACGCTGACGCAAGTGCAGTAAATGACGTAACCAATGGCACACTTGCTGTTGATACGGCTGGAACTGACGAATTGCTTACAAGCATGAAGTTGAATAAAGGTTCATTCGGTAACATAACAACAAGTTCAGCAGGGGATCACTCTATTCCTTTGACACCTCGTTTTGGTGGCGCTACTGCTGCAAGCACATCTGTTGCATCACCTTTGCAGGTTATTGCACGTATGGGTCGCTTG